AGATCGTATCGGAGCCGTTCTCGCAGAGAACAAAGACGCATGGACGAACGCAGGTAAGAACAGCGAGGAATGCGAAATCCTTGCTATTCGAGTAGCTGGACGCCAACTGAAGGCAGAGTCCTCACGCATTGAAAAGAGTGGGGCAACTGTGTTAGAAGGTATGGCTGTCAGTTCCCCTCGTTACAAGGACTTCGCGGCTAACGCTTACAAGAAGATGAAAACAACTCTTACAGATTTAGATGAGGCTGCACGAACGCTATTGGTAGCGCAGGGCCGCATCACTCTCATTGAGGATAACCTCGATGGTTCCTACACTCACACATTGAACCCATCTTTCAAGACAGGTTCTTTGGAAGAGGACACGAACCAACTGAATATCACTTCACTACCAAAGTTCTGTGAGCAGTTGGATGCGACTACCTGGTTCCAACTCATCGAGAACAACACAACACCTGTGTTCCCTTCCGGTGATCCAAACCCACGCTTCGGACGCGCTCGCCGTTTGACTGAGCCTGTTCGAGAGGTTCTATTCTTGAGCCGCCCTCGTGGAACGGATGATGACCTTTCACTTACTACTCTCAAATTAGAGGGTGAGTTGGCTAAGGGTATGATTCCTACATTCATTCCTGGCTCTATCGCTGTGCGTATGGGCAAGAATGGTGTTGGCTATGCAAAGCCAGGGTTGACCACATTCACTCGTGATGACAGACTCGCAAGCATATTCCCAGGTCCACCTTTCTCTATTGGCGAAGGTGGTCTTGAAGGTAGCGTCATTGAATTGATGGGTGGCGTGTGGCCTGAAGGAGATTTCCTACCGTCTTTCGACCTACTACCTGAACACATCAACAAGTGGGCTGAGTCGGATGAGCGTTGGGATAAACTGTGTGGTCTTCATGGTGAAGTAGTCCACATTGATCCTCGTGAACGTGGTGGCTACATCGTTACTGTTGGTGACTTAGAGATTACTTCGACAGCACCGGCTATTGATGTGTATGTCCCTGCGGAACATTCAGACTTAGTGGACTTTGGCGTTGGTTCGCAGATTGTCCTCGTCGGTCGAGGGTGGATGAGCCGTGATGGTGATGCTCGCTTCGATTGCACCGGATGGTGGGTATGTGACAGCATTGTTGGATCAACACCAGCTCAAGAGACTTCAGAAGAAGGCGACGATGGGTGGGATGTTGAGTGAGTAATTGGGGTGGAAGCGGAGGTAAAGCCGCCAAAGCAGGTGCGGCAGTTGTTGAAGCCGATGCACCCACTTACGATGCAGCATACTACGCAGAGCAGTTTAACAAACGCCGAACAGCACAACCTCGAACTCGCATGGCCCTGGTAGCCAAAGAGAACTGTGGTAAGACAGGATTGGCCCTATGGCTATCTCGCACGGAGAAGGACATTAAGGATGGGAAGAAGGTTTACATCTTCGACTTTGACAACAGCGCAGACCAAACGGTAGATCATGCGTGTCCTGGTGACGACAATGTTTTCATCCTCAATATATTTGACGAGACTGATGATTCAATTTTCCATGAGGATATGAGTGTCAATTGGTTGGCTCTCATTGACAAGACTCAACACTTCGTCAATCTCATAGCGAAGGAAGTTGAGACTGATCCAAAGGGTATCGGTGCAATCATCTTTGACGGTGGCTCTACATTCATGAAGTGGTGCGAGTTCGCTATGCTCGAATCCCTCAAACGTAAGGGGATTATCAACGATGAAGGCGACTCATTCAATCAGAAGGAATGGAGAGAGCGCAACCGCTTGTTCCGTGACACCATTACTCGTGTGCATGGACTAAATGTAGCGAAGGTATTCTTCACATTCCATCTCAAAGACCACAAGCAATACGCTGACCTGGGCAACGGGCAGAAAGGTTTGATGAAGATTGGCGAGAAGGCTGATTGGGTGGATGGAACACAGCGCCTATGGGCGCAGCAGATATGGTTGGGACGATTCCAAAAGAAGGGAGATGCCGCAGCTGGTGTTCAATCCGATAAGTCCCTGGCTGATGACGAGTGGGTTATTCGAGCAGAGGTTCAGGAGATAAAGGGTCGAGGCATGGATTTGTTAGGCTCTGAGCATACTATTCTAACCGTCAAGGGCGGCAAGGTTGATTGGAAAGGCATCCCCGCATTGAGGTGGTGAACTTGACTGATCCAATTGATGCGCTAACAGCACGAGTTGAAGAACTTGAGCGTAGATTACTTGATGCCTTCAATCAGTTGGTAGGTATTGAGCAATCCTTAGATGATATGGCGAAGGACTGTGTGCCTGTTGACGGCCTTAGAGAACAGGTTCGCACTATCGCCTACAAGCTGGCTGATGAACGTGGCGATTCTCTATCTTCGTGGTGGGATTTGTGAATGTCGTCACCATGCGACGGAACGGCGGGAAGAGACACCTCGCAGAGCGTGTTGGTGATAGTGACTATTTCCTTATCAAATGCCGAGGATTCTTTCTATTCCATAAATCCAAACTCAAGTTCCACCATGATGAAGGCTGCGATTGTAAAGCCTGTGGAAAAATTAAGGAGAGGTGATCCAAGTGAAGATTAGTAGTGTAGCGTTGACAAGATTATTGCAGATGACAAAGAGAGAACAAGTGGTTGCGGGTAAGCCCCAGGCACAAGTGATAGCAACCATTCTCAAATTTGATAGTGAGTGCTGTTCAACAACCAGCTTGGTGAGAGATGGTAAGACTTCTCTATCACACTTTGTTGTTGAGGCTAAGGGGGAGGGTGAAATCCCTGTTCCAGATATTGACCGCCTGTTGGGCGTTCTCAAGTATCATGGTAGCGAGGTCACACTCGAACTCGATAAGAACAAACTACGGATCAAATCAGGTAAGAAGCAAACTACAATCCTTGCAGACCTGGGAGGATTAGCATTCCCACACACGAAGGACACGATTGGTGAGTGGGCTGACAAGAGCGAGAACCTGGCTAAACAAATCAGTCCGTTGGGTGACTATACTATGCGTGACGGTAGTGTTCGTCCGGCCTTCCTGAGCTGGACGGTGGACGCCACAGATTTGTTTGAAGCCATGCGCTGCGATCAGATGAATGGTCAGAAGTTGAACCGATATGAATTCATTCATGATGGTGATGGTCTAATGAAGGTCATTGTCGGGGATGAATTGAAGGGTGAGACAACAACTGAGTTTGAGATAAGCAAAGAAGAACGCAAAGAAGAACCATTTGAGGTAACATTCGAGGGTGGTTTGGATAGTGTGTTGAAGAACTTAGATGGTGATGTAGTCCTACGATTCCTTGACTTCACAGCCGAAGCCCAGGGACGACGATTGATTCTTGACTGTGGGCTAAGTGGTTGGGTTTACCAAGCATCTGTCCTTCAGTGATCCTATGTCGGATAAATGTGCTATATGTGGGCAGCGTAGCCCTCTAATGGTGCATCGTCACCCATTCGGTAAAATCTGCCCTAAGTGTGAGGAAAAAGAAGAACGTGGTGGATCAGTAACTTACATCATGAGGCCATAGTATGCTGATTCATGGAGATTGTTTGGTTGAACTCAAACAACTCGAAGATGACAGCGTGGATTCTTGCGTTGCTGATGGGCCGTATGGCCTATCATTCATGGGTAAGAAGTGGGATTACGATGTGCCTTCCGTTGAGATATGGAAAGAAGTATTCCGTGTCCTCAAACCAGGGGGCCACCTACTTTCCTTTTCCAGCTCCCGCACCTATCACCGTATGGCTGTGAACATTGAGGATGCAGGGTTTGAAATCCGTGACCAAATCATGTGGCTCTATGGATCGGGATTCCCCAAGTCCTTGAACATCAGCAAGGCGATAGACGCTAAAACAATTACCGGAAAATCAAGTTATTCTGCTATGGCCGATGTTGAGGACAGCAAGGGCGTTCATGTAGAGGATAAGAAGGACGATTCGTTTATCGCTTACGGGGTCGAAGAAAGTCGGCAGGGGAAGTTGAGACACGGTTCAAGGCGCAAGGCAAGTGAGCCAATCACCGAAGAAGCACAACGATGGCAAGGGTGGGGAACGGCTCTCAAGCCCGCCCATGAGCCTATCGTAGTGGCTCGTAAGCCTCTCATTGGAACGGTTGCTGAGAACGTGCTTGAACACAGCACAGGGGCCATGAACATTGATGGATGCCGGATAAACCATGATGATCCTATGATAACACGCAAGGACTTCGATAGTAACACCGGAGATATATTCACGAGAGCAAAAGGGAATGAGGCCGGACCATCACCGAATGGCCGTTGGCCCGCGAACGTCATCCTTGACGAAGAAGCCGGTGCTATGCTTGATGAGCAAAGCGGGGATTTGAAATCCGTCAAATCCAAAAGAGGGGTAGGATTCAATGATTCGGATGTTTTCGGCACAGGAGATTCATCCTTTGATACGGAAAGAGGATTTAACGACAACGGCGGTGCATCACGGTTCTTCTATTGCCCGAAGGCGAGTAGGTCTGAGCGCAACAAGGGATGTGAGGACCTGGAAGAACAAACGATAGGCCGTCATCAATCATCACTTGATGGTGGGAAGATGCTCACAGGTTCAGGTAACGAAAGAAGTAACAAGAAGAAAAATTTCCATCCTACTGTCAAGCCTGTGGATTTGATGCGCTATCTATGCAGACTCGTTACCCCTCCAGGGGGGATAGTTCTTGATCCATTCATGGGAAGTGGAACAACGGGGGTAGCCGCCAAGCTGGAGAGGTTCGAGTTCATAGGCATTGAGCGTGAAGAAGAATACGTTGAGATTGCGAGGCTTAGGGTTGAGTCATATCTGGATTATGACCTAATCAAAGAGGTTGCCCCTGATGATATTGAGTGGATGTAATAGTGCAACCATTTATCAATACAATTACAATGCGCTACCCATGCGAGTATCTTGTCCTCGGTGCGGAAGTCATGTGTCTTTCGATAAGCAATTAGAAATTCCCTACGAAGAGAGTAGGATTGTGCGAACCTGTGAAGATTGTCAAACAGATGTATTCTTCATAGCCAAATTTGGTGAACAGCTCACAGAATGTCTGTATCAGGACGCTTCCTGGCTATTCAATGCCTATGCTGTTGATGGTCGAACCCTTGCAGATATTGGAAAGCAGTTCGGGGTTAGTTCAATGACGATTCAGTATTGGCTTCAGAAGCACAACATACCAGCTCGAAAGCGAGGCCGGAAATCAGAGTGACAGGTAGCCTTAAATTGGTGCTTAGATTGGGCTTGCTATGATTGTTGAACAGGGTAGAGGGAGAACCGTCTATCTTCGCTATCGTGATGAGAGTGATAAGCGCATTCAAGAGCGTATAACAGACGTTCTGCCCTACTGCTTCATCAGGACTGATGACCACATGGAAATGAACTTTGGAGCCATGACTCACTCGGACTCTAATGATGGATATGTGGGGGTATATGGGGAAGAATTGACTAAACTCATATTCAACGCACCTGGGGAACTGCGGGATTTTTTGAAAGATACAGGGTATCAAACATGGGAGGGTAATATCCCCTTTGTCAATCGAGTTTTGGCGGATCAGAACGAACCTATACCTCAATACAATTATCGCAAAGCATACCTGGACCTGGAATGGAAAACAGAGAGCGGTGAAATCACGATCATAGGACTGAAGGACTCTTACACAGGGCGATTGTTCTATTGGGCGCAGAAGCCTGATGAGATAGAACCAGGCCGACACACTACCCTTCCCTGCAAAGACCACCCTGAAGGCAAAAAGGAGGTTCTTTTCGACCCTCCCCTCATGGCCTTCAAGGATGAGAAATCCCTACTCGAACATTTCACCTCTCACATCAAGAAGATGGACCCCGATATACTGATTGGTTGGTATCTGCAAGGTGCAGACATTCAGCAACTTTCCAAACGCATGAGAGCGTGTCAGTTGAACCCATCAAATCTTTCACCATTCAACCGTCATCGGTTTGAGTATAGTGATTGGGATCAACCCATTCCAGGTCGCCTATGTTTTGACCTGATGGTTGGGTTCGAGAAGTTATGGGTTCTCAAACATGGGCAACTCGCATCAAAGAAGCTGGATGATGTAGCGTGGGCCGCACTCAAGGAGAGGAAATTGGAATTGAAAGACGGTCACGATACCTTCTATACTGATGTTGCTACCTACATTGACTACAATGGTATGGACGTTTTGCTTACTGAAAGGTTGGATGAACTGCTCAATGTTAGTGAACACTTCATATCGCTTGCTCATGCGGCTCAAGTGCAGTTTAGGGACACTCACAAGGTCACAAAGTTAGCGACGGGCCTCTTCTTACGTGATGAAGAGTTTACTGAGCGCATACCTACACGCCCACAGTTCGACAAGGTGGATTATCAAGGGGCAGACATTCAAGATGCAGACCCAGGGATCTACCCAAACATAGGAATTCTTGACATTAAGGCCATGTATCACAGTAATGCTGCTAAGTCGAACATATCATGGGACACGCTTGATGATGAAGGGGTGGACTGTGGGAACGGGACTAAATTCTCATTGGATCAGAAGGGTTTGTTGGTTCGTAGCATGGACCGCCTTACCCAGCTCCGCAACGAATACAAAAGGAAAATGAAAACAAAGGGTCAATCGCCCCATATTGTAGCCAAATGGGACGCTATGCAACACGCTATGAAATCCCTGGTGGCTTCCCTCTACGGTATCTGTGGGGATGCTAAATATGGGCTATATCACCCCAAAGTAGCAGCAGCAATCACATTCACAAGCAGAGAGACATTGGGGCAACTTCGAGATTATGCAGAAGAAGCCGGTCATACCTGTCGATACGGGCATACTGATTCAATCTTCATCGACGTTGCAAGTGCAGAAGAAGGTGAGGCGTTGAATCGCCATCTCAACACTCTAATGGCCCCAATCGAGGTCGAGTTTGAGAAGTGGTGTGACTCATTCCTCATCATAGCAAAGAATCGCTATGCGTGTAAGGTGTCATGGACTGATGGTGAGCATCATGATCCAAAGACTTACGTTAAGGGGATTGAATTGATTCAGGCTCGAATGCCTAACGCTATGAAAAAGGCCATGCAGACTACTCTCGACCACATTCTATCAGGTGCGACAGCCAGCTTGGTTGATGATGAGTTATGTTCTCTAATCGACACCGCAATCAAGGGTCAATTAGAAGCATCTGAACTATTCATGAAAGGTAAACTCACACGTAACCTGGATAAATACTCAGTATTGTCCGGTGCGTCTGCCGGTGCAT